TCAAGTCCGCAACGGGATAGGGGAAAAGCGAATTAGGTCGTTCGTGATTGTTACCTTCGCTCTCCGAAGCTCGTCTTGCAGCGCCATGGCAATCTCGTTTTGATACTGAGACGGCCCTATTAATATTCCCGACAAGAGTTCTGGCACGGAAATCCCGGGTATGCTGCCATCCAGAGACAACTTCAATATTCGTTGGGGGACGCCAGAAATGACCTCCGTCTCCATTCGCAGCTTCTTTAGTTCGTCCAGTTGGTAGGCGTGAAAAATTCTCCACTCCCTTTCTTCCTTAAAGCCCGGATGTTTCGAGCCGTGCGAAATGCTACGCAGCATCAAAAAATACATGCCCGAAATTTCTGCTCCAGAAAGGAGTGAGAGGGCTTGGGAACATTGCGTAATTTTCTGAGCTACATCCTGAAACATGTCGTCAGCGTCTTTATCCGAAAAATAGAAGACCGGACTACTATAGATGCCAAGCTCAATCGTTGCATCATCAAGATGCGTGAAAGCCTTGAGAAATATGGCGCACCCGACAGGAGTCGATTCGCTATATATAGGCAAAATTGCCTAATAAAATCAACGAATTTCCTTCAGCCTATTGACGGTTTTTGTACTCAGTTTTGTACCTCGAATAATTTGCCAGCAGGGTGCGCGGTCCTTCTCTCACAATTTGGCCTCAGCACATCGATTCAATTCGGTGATGTCGTCCTCAGCAGCCTTCACTATTGGAAGAGAGCTATCTTCAAAGCGCCGTTCCGTCCTGCTGCGAAGCTCGTCTCTTACGCTTGTCGGTATTTCGCTACCAGCTTACCTAAGTCCGGGAGAGACGATGCTCGTCTTGTCCGTTGATCGGTGAGCATCCCCAAGCTGTTGAACTTGACGTGTATGGCCTGTTTTGAAACTTCGAAGTAGGTGAGGAGTTGTGTCAAAAGCTGTTCGTATGATTGATAATTTTGGGGCTGATCGTCTACGAAAATGTAACCGTGCCCCCTATCCGTTATACCTAGCATACGTCGAAATTCGGCCGTCTTCCTTTTGAACATTTCGTCCGGGAGGATGAGGTTAGAAGCAAACGAATTTGCCTGGAATTCTAGCCGTTCGTAATGGAAGCTGTGTTCCTTTTCGCTCGTTATCCTCAGGTCGTTTTCGACGACGCTTTCAGAGGCAAGATAGAAGTGGTGCTTAAGGAAGAAGTGGCCAATCTCATGCGCGAGCGTAAATCGCTCCCGAGTGACATTTCCGTGTGAGTTGATAAAGATTGTCCTTCGATCAAAATTTGCGGTTCCTAATATCTCCGTGCCATCAATATCTTGGACATGTTTGTCCGTGAATTGAAGATCTATTAAAAGAGCGCAGCAAATTTCTTTAAGGTCAATTGGACCTTCTTTGTACTTTACAAATTCCAACAGTTCGCGCGTAGTGCTCTTTATCGCATCCTTTGATAGGTATGGAACGGTTGGGCCGCGGTGTCCGCGAATGGGCTGGGTTGCATTTGCATCTTGCTGGAGGCTCTCCAAGAATTCTCTAATGGTGGCAAAGAAACAATCGCCATAGAAGGCCGAGAACTTCAAAGATTTTTGGGAAGCTCTGCCCCTAAAAATTTGCTTTTTCACAAAGGTGCTTTCAAGGAGCGAACCTCCGCGACGGTCGGCAATGATTTCCAGGCCGTGTTCATCAAACTTGACGATTCCCATCTTGCCGTGTCTAGCAACGTTCTCCGCTCCTGATTGGAGGCGTGATGAGATGACCAGTACCCCTTTAGCCGCATGGCGAAAGATTCGGCTCAGCTTCTGCGAAAAGTCATTAACGTGAATTTCCGGTATGTTTCCATCGTGGTTCTTGCACTCGAAAACGATATACGAGTGCGGATTTGAGCTCCCCCTACGAAAGAGCTCAATGACTACATCAAACTCTACATTTGCGCCGCGCTCGGGGCAAAAATATTCCTTTTTTTGTAGAATTTTGCAGTTCTCTGGGGGATAGGCATCGAAGATCAGCTCGCCGCGCTCTTTCTGGGCGATAAGATACTGGTAAAAGGCCTCTTCGAGCTTATTGCCCTTCACTGTAGAATTCACGGTTTTCCTCTGCGCGCTTTGAGAATTCTACCATGATTTTTACACCAATAAATAGGTCTCTCGCGCAGCGCACAGATTAAAGGAGCGTCAGTTCCAGGCAAAGAATGAACTGGGTTCTCAATGGCACACGGTCTGCTGAGCTGGGGAGAGGGAAAACGGCCTCGAATTAGGTTATTCCGCTCTCTTCGTGAGATCTGTGAAGCTAGGTGGCTCCACATTCTCTTGGCCTTGACCCGGAAGCGGTTTGAATAGAGCGTTCAGCATGAGTCCACGCTCTTCAGGGGTGGCTTTATCGTTTTCAACGAGGTGAAAGTACGTGTCCATCGTCGTCTGGCGTTGTCTTGCATCGTCCATCAGTACCATAGATCGTGTGTTGAAACGCACAATCAGTTTTATCGCCCAGAAGTACATTGCCAGTGGTGCGGTGATAATTACTAATCGACTAATCGTCGCCGCAGTAAGTTGCGCAGCCGTTGCGTCTGTTGGCAGGCCTTGCACAGCGGCATCCCCTATATGGCGCAGAAAAAGAATTACCTCATCGACATGCTTGAATACCCAATACGGCGGATAGAAGATCCCGAAAGCGATAACTACAGCGGACAGCCAAAAAGATATAGAGCTGTTTGTAGCTCTCCTGTTCCAAAGCTTTTTTGTTGCATCGACTTTTAGCTCCTCGCGAACCGCCGTAGCGAAAGCTTTTACATGTTCGTCAGATTTAGAAATCTGCTCAAGAAGACTTTCTGCGAGCTCTTTGCTCCTCTGCGTGCCAATTTCTTGATTGCCGATTTCCGTTTTGAGTTGCTCGGTCTTGCTTGTTACGTCAGCAACGTGTGTTTCCATACTGGAAATTAGATCGGTAAGCTTTCCATTCGCTTCATCGACAGAGACCACAAGGTCAAGGACAGTTTTTGTGTGGCTATTAAGGACCTGTCCGATACGTTCGCGTTGCTCAGATGTGAAGACTTCGACAGCCTTCCGTGTTCCGAAAATGTCGAACCCTTCCACGTCCCGACGATGGATAGTTTTCCAGAAGCCATAACTTTCCAACTCAGCCACCAGGTTGGGTTGAATGCCCGGAAGTGAACTGGCGGTGAGATCAGGATCAATCGTCCAGAGGATACGCGTCTCATAGCAGTAGGCTGAAAATTGAAAGAGTACGAGAAGCTTTTGCTCTATCGGCTCGAGGCTCTGTAGTCTGCTGTTGAAAATGGGCTCCCATTCCGAAACCCCATCGCGTGTCAAAAGTGGAATCCGTGGTGGATCGACTTTGCCTGGCAGAATTGAACTTCTAAGGTGATTTTGGACGCCCGACCTGACTTCGTCGAGCAAATTTAGATACCAGGCTGCGCGAAGATGATTGGCTGTATGTCTACGCAAGATTTCTTCAAAGGAGAAATAAGATTTAGCAACCAACTCGACCCTGCCAGGAGTGAGCGGTTCGTCAAGACTGGTCGTTTGGATGAACGGCTTGCTAACTAGGTCAAAAAGCTCAAGCTTCAAACTATCACCCCACAGCCTCTAATTGCGACAAGATGTTATCTGCACGGCAAACTCCGACGTGTCAATTTGCTTAAGTTCTAGGTACGATCTCAAGTGAAAATATGAGCGAGCGCAAAAAAACCGGGTGACAACGCGAAGCATGTACGTAGCGACTAATCCAGTATTTCGTGATTTCTTCTTTCAGCCTTTTACGGGTCCGAACCGTCATTGCAGGCTGTAGAAAAACAGCCGGATCAGCTTTATCGAAGATAAAAGGAACCACAGCGCAAGATGCTTACGGAGCTTTGGCCCAGACCATTCCGGCAAAAATCTGATCTCCACGCTTCTCGTATATGAACACAATTGCATCAACGGAAGTCGCAATTTTATATGGTATTTTAAAACCACGTTTGATAAATCGCATTTTCATTAAGATATATTCGGAGCATTTATGAAGCCTACCTCTGTCACCTTAGTTGCACTGTCCGTTGCCACTCTCCTTCCTCTCAATGGGCAGGCAAATGAAGCTTCCATTAACGGTTCATGGCGAGGAAAATACGCGGAAAGCTGTACTGCCGTAAAAGACGAGAGCACCGAAGACTTTCTCAAAATCGGCAAAAAGCAGATCACTCGTTATGAAGGTGCTTGCGAGATCACACGTCAAAGCAAGCAGAAGGACATGTAAGTCCTTGAGATTCTCTGCGAGACGGAAGGTGAGACAGTTCGTAACACCCTGAAAATTACGCCTGTCGGCAATGATCGGATCAAGGTCGAGGGAGTCGGCACCTATGAACGCTGCAAGTAAGGCTCTACTTTCGACCGGTGCGGCTCTTTTCGGGATTGGCGCGCCTCAAGCCGCAGAGGCTCAGTATTTTTCCAGTGAAGGCCGTTCGGGTCACTATGCTGATATGTTTTTGATCGGGACGCAAAAGACGTCTATTGAGCAAAACGTGATGGCAACCGTCCGCGTCTCCAATAATCTGGGCGAGGTCGAAACGCGCGATTTCGTGGTCAACTGCAATCGTCAAAATGCGCAGGTTTTGGACGATGCAAACGTCAATCATTCTATCCGGGTTAGACAGACCCCAAGCGGCGCGGAAAAGTTCACATGGGAGCTGTGGCAGGCCGTTTGCCGAAAAGACTTCGCCAAGATATCGAAACGACCCGCGCCTTCTCAGAGGCTTGAAAAACTGCCTGATCAGGTTTCCATTTCTTTCGACGGAAGTCTGTTCAGCATTCCGGTGAAGCGACTAGATCGCAAAGAAAACCTGTCGAATTTGGTTGAAGCCAGAGTGGATGCCTTGCGGGTTTCCCTATATTGCGACGCCGATAATGGCACTGCCTATTGGGCTGACAAGAAAGCTCTTGTGGGGATTGGCAGCGATTTGGTTGAAGAACTTAACGGCGATGTTTCTGCTGAGCTAATTAGCCGTTCTCAAGTGCTGTGGAATGGTATTTGCCGCTATGGGTTGGATCAGGTCGCGAACGATAAAACTACGCCTGTAGAGCCTCCTGAGAAGCCGACAGAGCGGTCTGACGTGCAACCGGATGTTAAACCTGATCCGCCCGCATCGCCATTGCCGCAGCAGTCAGATGATGAAGCTGCCGAATACATATCCACCGTCTACGAACCTATATCCTTGCAAAGGCCATCTGCGACCTGAGCTACTCCGGCAGCTTTGGCCTTAACGGTGCCAAAGCACAAATGAAGGAAATGGATAACTTTGCCGGAAGCCAAGGCATCGATATCCAGTTGCTATGGGACAAGGCCGCTAACAAGATGGAAAAGGATGCCGACTACAAGCTGTTCCAGCTCTACAAAACCATGCCGATTGAGCCGTCTGATCGTGTTCGATTTTCCGGGGGATGCAGCCGCATAACGCCGCTCATCACTGCTGGCGTGGATAGCTATCTCTCGAAATTCGCTGGGCAGTCAGAGATCAAGAAGGACTTCTGAGGGCTATTTGGTTTTCCGGCCACGAGGAAGCGTAGTGATCGATTTTTCTTCGCCTTCTGCAATCTCTTCGAAGAGCTCAGACACCTTGCATCCAAGCGCGAGGGCGAGCTTCTCCACAGTCTTGATCGTCGGGTTCTTTGCCCCTCGCTCAACATGACCAACGTACGAACGCTCTACGCCTGATGTAAGCGCGAGCTCATCCTGTGAGATCTGCTTTGCAACCCGGATTCTGCGGAGATTGAGCGCGAAGGTTTCTTGAATATCCATGGCCGCAAAAAACCACCTTGGCATTCTTCGCACCACGTTATAATAAACGTGGTTATATAGGACTCTAAATCTAAAATTGTCTGGGTTCGTTCAGAGCTCGGGCTTGATTCCGCGTCTTGATGTTGGGGTAAGGGGATAAAATTTGATCAGAAAATTATCGAGCATCTGCTTGGTCGCAGTTGCATTGGCTGGCTGTGAGCAAAAGGTCTCAGTCACCGTTTATTTGCGGGACGTTCAACAACTTCTTTCATCGTCGGCACCGGCTGAAATGCCGGTAGAAATCAAAATCGATGTCTACGAAACGAGCATAGAGCAGGAATGCCAAAAGCCCTCCGGCCAAAAGATTCTAGAGGCCGTGGCAGCTCATTTTGAGAAGGCTACTTTGCTTGGATGCGAGAAAATCGCCGCAAGCATGAATGGTCGCATGTCGATCAAGGCAACTACACGATTGGCTGCCCCTGAGCGTGAAGACACTCCAATCAAATATCTGATCGAGCTTCAAGCCAGCAGAAGACCTGATGAGAATGTTGATCCGTTGTCGCTGCGGTTCGATCCCCAGAAATACGCGGAACTTCAGGATGATCTGAAAAGGATCAGCATGATGTCCAATATCAAGCTCTCCGATACGCGGGTTTCGGTTGCAGTGAACAATGACACCGGCAGTCCGGTCTCGTTGTTTTTCGTGCCCGGCTCTTTCGTAGATGGCGAAGCCATTGACACTACGAAGGATCGCGCCCTTCAGCTTCGCGAAGAAGCGATCATAGAGCTTGGCGATGTGAAAACGGCCTTTCTCGGAAACAACGGCTGGGCGTTCCTGCTGGGCTTGAAACACCAAAATCAACAAACTCAATCGAACTAAGGAATTTGGACATGCAAAAAGCAGGTGGAATTATTGGACTTGTTGCAGGCATCTTCGGAGTGATTGCGGCTCTGGCAACACTGCTGATTGGCGGCATTGGTGCAGGGCTCGAAGCTGAGGGGGCTTCCACGGTCGTTGGTCTTGGATGGGGAGGTGTCGCCTTCTCGTTTCTGACTATCGTCCTTGGGGCCGTGGCGATGGGCGCGAAAACGAAAACTCCCGGAATGCTCCTCATGCTGTGTGCCGTTTTGGGAGCCGTTCTCGGGGGCATGCTTGTAGCGATCTGCATGGTGCTGGCGTTTATCGGCGGTTTGCTGGCAACGTTCGGGACCAAGAAAGCCGTTGTCGCTGCGGGTTGATGTAATCACATTTTTCAACGGCCAATTAATCAAATTTAAGTTGCATTAGATAAGCGGCACACTAAGCTGAAATAGCAAATCTATATCGGGGGTTTTCAATGCGCATTCTTTTAGGATTAGCACTTTCTCTGGCGTTATCAGGAACGGCCTTCGCAGGAATGAAGGCTTCGTTCGAGTGGGGCCCTACCGGAAAATGCTTTGACAGCAAATCGCCGCCATTCAAAGTTTCTGGCGTTCCCGCTGGCACAACCAAGCTTTCGTTTCTGATGAAGGATCTAGACGCACCGGACTTTTATCATGGTGGTGGCAAAGTCGACTACACTGGGCAGTCAGATCTTCCTTATGGTGCATTTCGTTACAAAGGGCCATGCCCGCCCACGAAACACCGCTATACGTTCACAGTAAAGGCTCTAGATGCGAAGGGAAAAGAGTTGGGTGCTGCAAGCGTCGCGAAATCTTTTCCGTGATCACATAAAGAAATTTCAGTTCGGGCGGCATTTTGCCGCCTTTTTCATTTCGAGCAACTAACCGTCGCTGCGGATAAAAGGCGAAGAGCCGTTTGTTCGCGACAGCTCACCAAGCCAATTTTCTGAACGGATGGACTGCACGGGTGTAAAACTCTTATAAAACAATTTCTGATTTAAATCGGTTCTCGATAGTTTATAGCCTATACTTGTATGCGTGCCAGCGGGGGGAACAAATGGAAGGGACTGATCATGAATCGGAGAATTTACAGCTTGCCGAAAAATGGTGTCTAGCCCGCGGTGCAGGATGGAGCGTGATAGACAAAATAGGGGAAGGCGGGACAGCTCCAGTTTACAAACTCCGTTCGCCGGACGGTCTTCGAGCTTTGAAGCTTCTGCATGAGGAGTACTCCTCCCCGACTATGCTGTCGGCTAGCCTGCGGCGGGTCGAGGTGCAATGTGAAAAAATTGGTGTAAATGACTGTCCGTATCTGGTGAATGTGTATGATGGAGGAGAATTTAACGGCAGAATTTATCTATTGATGGATGTGGCTGCCGGATCGGAGCTAGCGGGAAAACTGCAAACGGTTCCTCGCGAAAAAATCAACGGAATCGTCGAACAAATAGCTCGCGCATGTATTTTTCTGCGATCAAAAAACCTCTGCCACCGTGACATAAAGTCAGAAAATATCTACATAACCGACGATTTTTCTCACGCCACACTTCTCGACGTCTCAGTAGTACGGGAGATTTATGATCCGATCGGAAACGGTACGGACCATGGAAATAAACTTCCGGTCGTAGCGACGTCTCGTTACAGCCCGCCAGAGTACCTCTTTCGACTAATCGAACCTAGCGAAACGCTTTGGCATGCTGTGGACGTCTATCAGTTAGGTTGTTTAATTTACGATCTAGTAATGCGGGAGCAGATTTTCGAAGAGGAATTTCAGCGGTCGGCGGACAATAGATACAGGTTCGCATGGATTGTCGCGACACAAACTCCAGCTATCACCGCTAGAGACGTTGATGCTGCCGTCATTTTATTGGGAGAGCGTGCGCTTGATAAAGATTTCAACCGCCGATCTACATTAAATCTCGATGATTTCTTACTGCTCTCTGAGAACAAAAGTAAGATTGGGTTGGAACAGATCGGTTTAGCTGGTGGCGCGCAAATTGCTCGTGTGAAAGGTGGGGGGCTCAATCTGCGAAAAGTAACGAACGGACACGCGAAAAACCTAGAAGAAAAGTTGTGTGCGTACCTAAATGAAAAACATCTTCGGGTTGACCATGAAACCGAACAACTTGCGGAAGCCCACTCAAAAGTCTCTTTGAGTTGGACTACGAAAACCGAATCTTTCAACACTGTTGAACTCACCTATGAGCTATTCGCGGAGAAAATAACGGCCGAAATTGTCGTCCACATACACGCAAGAATTCTGATCAGTGATGAGAATAACCGAATTGGTGACGAAATACGCCTGCCACAAATTGTAGTGGATGATGAGATTTCAAATGTTTTATTTTCGAAATGTGTCGCAGTAATCTCTGAGCTGGCAGGCAATGCGATGAAAAAGAGGCCTTCATAATGTCGTGGTGGGTAAGCAAGAATCAACTTGACGAAGACCAAGTTAAACTTATCGAAGATCTGGATATTGATGGATCCTTCTTGGTATACGGCCCTCCCGGATCCGGTAAGACAAATGTTCTCCTCCGAAGAGCTCAATTTCTAAGAGCCAACGATTTGCCAAATGTTGTCGTATTGACATTTACTAGGCCCCTGACCGAATTTTTGAAAACAGGCTGCTACAATGAATCCGGCAGCGAAGTTTTTCCGTCCCAGCTCATACAGACCTTTGAAAGCTGGATCAGAGGCTTCTACCATTCACAAAATGTCGATGTCCCGAATTCCATCGATGACTTCAATGAACGCAAAGCGGAGTTGGCAAAGGGCGCACTTTCCATCGCTGCTTCAACCGCTATCCCTAAGCATGACGCGATATTAGTTGACGAGGCACAAGATCTGCTGCCGGAAGAAGTTGCATTGATAAGGGATAGATCAGATCGGCTCTTTTTTGTCGGAGATGATCGACAGAAAATCTACGGCGGGCAAAATGGGTTGGACGTAGTAAGAGCATTGCGCCCCCAGCTAGTTGAAGAGCCATTAAAGTATCACTACCGTTTGGCTCCAGAAATATGTGCTGTTGCAGACAGAATACTTACAAATGCGTCAGGGCAACCGCTTTCACGTACTGCGAACTATAAAGGGCCGAGGCCGGCACACGTGGCAGTCAATGCCTTTTCAGATCGTGCGTCCATCAAGAACGCAGTCTTAAAAAGTCTGCTTAACCAAATCAGAGTATATGGTGATTTCCTTGCCGCAGGTGAGAAGCTCGGTGTCGTGGTTCCACGAAAGAAGGACCGCGAAGAGCTTCTTCAATTAATAAACGAGAACGAAAACCTCGCTGGCAAAGCTCAGATCGTTCGAGCATGGAGTGGAAATTCCTCAGATACCCACGTCGTCGAATTAGATGCAGGGAAGCCGATTTTGATAATGACCGAAAAAGGTTGTAAGGGGTTAGAGTTCAGGGCTTTGCACTGGCTATTTGTCGATAGAGATGTGGCGCATAGAACCGATGAGCTTTATTACACCATTGTAACGCGAGCAAAAACCAGTTTGGACATGTACCATTCTAGTTCCGCTCCCGCGGCATTGGCCAAAGCTTATGCCCAACCTACGAAAGAGCTTTGGTGATCAGTATGGACGATGTCTTCCTAGCATGGGCGAGCGAACAAGAAATGAACAAGGTCATATCGGGCGAAATCCCGTACGATATTTCCCCTTGGAATCTGAGCAGCCGTTATCACCATGAAGATAGAATTGGAGTGGTCCTCAACATACCTCACGGAGAAACCGAATTAGCTCGACCAATTGCGCTTGTCTTGGGTAAAGAAAATGAGCGCCGGACATTTGCAAGGTTTGCGACTCTTCGCGAGGATTACGCCCCGCTCTCTGCGTGGACCCACATCATTCCAAGAAGCTTGTTCGAGAAGCTTGATGATGTGGACGTAAAGCCGTCTCTCAACGGATTTGAGACGGGCTGGATCGGCTTGATCGTGGCGGAGGCCCTACTGCTATCAAATCGGCCAATAAACAGCTTACGTTTGCCCGCGTGTTTTAGTACGCTTTCGTATGCACTCGGTCGCGCTCAAGCAATTTGGCCACGTGTAAACTATGAAGAAGTCACTCAACGGTACGTCACCGCGGTGGGCTTGGTTCGATCTGCCGGCTTTCATGCCGAGTTGGCGAAGCAGCTGGAGCCCGTGTGGTTCGCGTTAATTAATGCGCGTGACGCGTTGCCTGTGCGCGGTAATCCTGTTTCCAGTGCTTTAATAGCCGCTCAGAGCTACCGAGGCGACGACCCCCGCGCAGTCGCGGAAGCAATAAAGTATGCCATGATAGATTGGCCAGACGTCCAAATTCTCGACGAATTCACGTCACTTCATCCTGAAGCGCGTCTGCAAATGTTTGACCATGTAATTGATGAGCTTAGGATTGCAAAATCGAAGGAGCGTCGTGACGTTTTGTCCTTTCTAGCGGGTTATATGGCTAGCAGTGCCGCCGGAGGATCGCCGAGTCTAAAACTAGCAGAAGACATTTCCAGCAAATACCCTGCGGTTCTAGCATGGGCATATGTTCTGATTGGAATAGGCCTCAAAAATTCTTGGTCCTCCGCATTCGCCGGACTTGGGCGGCACATTTGGCGAGAGTTGGCGCGGCCGTTTCACCTCGCGGAGCCACCAACCTGCGATTTCGCGCTCGACGAAGCAGTAAGCGTCTATGACAAGCAGTTGAGTGATCCACTGGTCCACCTCAAAATTAAGCAGAGAAATTTCTCAATTGGGCTCCTTCCCGGAGTGAATATTTCGCTAAATTCTGTGGAAGCCCCCGCGGCTGGGACCACTTCCTCACATACAACTCGATCCGATAATCGAAGAGATCTGTCCCAATTAGCTGATGACCTATGGCCGTTCTTAGTGTCACGCCTGCGGACGGAAACAGGCCAACAAACTGCGGTCGGCAAAACAAATAATGTCAAAAGAAGAAACTCTAACCAATCGAAGTTTAAGTTAGATTGATCGTTTTTTTGTATTCCGACACAAGCTTCGCGGCTCCCTCAAGCATTTCCTTTTCGAGTCTCGCGCGTTGCGCGCCGTAAAGCCCGGGAAAAACGAGGGGGCTACTCTTTCTTCTGAGGTAAATTGCGTCCTGAATTTGCCGGCTGATCGATATAGTTCTATCACACTCGCCATTTCGTGCGGATTTCATTATACTTTCTATCGCTTGCTTGGTTTTTTCCTGCGCAGAAACAGTATCTTTCTGCCTAAAATATTCTCTCAGTGACCATGATGCAATTGGAGAAAGCGGGACTAGGTATGTAAGAAGAACATCCGCCAAGGGCTTGGAGGTTGCAAGACAAATGGTAAATATGACGCAGCTACCGATGATGATTGCGCATTTAAGCAAGAAAACATATTGAGATCTGAGTGTAGAATCATACCATAAATTAGTTCTTTGGCACATGAATCTTGACTCTGAGAGAGGTATTTCATTATAAATTCGCGGATACCAGTTTATAATTGCCACCCCATTTTCTTTTTTAAAGTATTTCTTTGCCTCTCTAGTGACTATTTCATGGTCAATCGGCGAAGATGCTATAAGATTATTCCATGGAATATCTAATGCCAGGGTATCAAAGGATTCCGCTAGCTGCGCCGACTTCAGGATTTGAGCGCGATATTCGCGATCAATTGCGGCAATGTCTATTAATGAAATAAATATGGCAGTTGTTGCTGTTAAGGGCTTCCATGTAGGATCAAACATGCCTGCAATGATCAAAACAATTGGAAAGACAACCGAAACTAAAAATTGGACTATCAATATCTTCTCTGCCCTACGCCAGACGTTTTGCCTAGCGGCAAGCAGCTCCTGACCCAATCTAGAGTTTTGCCGGTCCAAGAAATTCATTCGCCACCCCTGTTGCAAGCACAGGCGTTTTTGAACACAGGCATTGGACCCCCGTCAACTCTAATAAGGTATAGAGATCACATAGAGCCGAGGCGATTTACGTATACCTCAATCGAACTACCTGCTTTCTGGTTCGGTAACTGTGCTATTGAAACTTAAATCGAACTGAGTACTATAGAACCACATTAAACGAACTGTGGTGCTATAAATGTTTGTCCGAGCATACCTCAGAGCCTCAACGAAAGAACAGGATGCGAACCGTGCAAAAATGGATTTGCTTTCTTTCGCAAAAGAGCGAGGTCTGAAGATCGCTTCTTCCTATGTTGAGAACGAGAGCGGAGCATCTTTGCAGAGGCCCGAGCTATTCAGGCTGCTTTCGGATTCCCAGCCGGGAGACATTTTGCTAATTGAACAGGTAGACCGATTAAGCCGCCTCAATGCTGAGGATTGGGAAAAGCTGAAGAATGAAATCAAAAGCCGGCAGGTGAGAGTTGTTGCTCTGGACCTGCCGACTTCATGGTCGTTGATGTCATCGAATGCTGACGAGTTCACCATGCGGATGAGTGAAGCCATCAACAGCATGATGCTGGATATGATCGCGGCTATTGCTCGTAAGGATTATGAGGATCGAAGACGTCGTCAAATTCAAGGAATTGCGAAAGCAAAAGATGCCGGTCTCTACAAGGGCCGCCCTGCAAACGATGCAAGAAACGCTGCCATCCTAAAAATGCTTGCCGGCGGTCAGAGCTGGAACAGCATTGTGGCTGCCACAGGTTGCTCTCGATCCACTCTATCGAGATTGAATAAGATTCGACCTTTGACGACCGACAAGACCATATAACACTGGCGCACCGCCCGTTTTCGATGAGCGATTCCTCTTTCCCGAAAACGAAGTGTTTTTTGTTTTCCCAGCGGACTTTTGCTTATTACGCTGTGATTGCGCTTTGGCCACACGCAAATCCCAATCTGCTGGCCGAATGTGCCCGATCATCAAGTCGGGATGCCTAATCGCCCATTTATAGCGATCACGGCGTGGTATGAAACCAGCCTTCTTTCTCGCTGCCTTGCCAAGACACCGAGCCGCGCTCGCTCGCGGGCCGTGGAAAAGACCTTGGTATTTACGATATTTTTCCAAGTTCAATCTTTTCGAAGCAAAAGGATTTACGCCCTTTACGAGATAGTTTGCCAAAACCTTGTCATTGTAAATGTTGATGGGTCTCACATCTATCTGTCTTTTTTTGATACAACCAACATATTTTGGAATCCATTTTTCAAGCTTTTCATATAAATCTAAAATGAAATCATCTTCAATATTAATAGCCCAATGAACATGTAAATTCGAATGTGGTTTTTCAAATACATAAACCCACGGATTTAAATAAGAAGTCTTACCAGACTTCTTGCGCTTCGCGCGTATCCATCCACTATATAACTCTCTAATCTTTTGAAATTTTTTATAAGCATTATCATAATTATAAAAATTTATAGTAATAAGAACATTCAATGGTCTTCCAATAAATTTAGAAAAATCAAATGCATGCAAGATATTTGAAGCAGTGTTATAATTTAGATACTTGGTGTAAATTCTTTTTTTCATGCGTACTCTAACTCAATTCCTTTCAATAAATTTTCACGTAATGATAACCATAAACTAGATTTAAAAATCAATGGAGAGTCACCCACGCTGGTCTCTCCATATCGAATTCTTTGTATAGTCTTCTGTATTCTTCGTTTATAAGGTGGTACTCGTCTTTTAACCCATTTTTATAGGCGTACTCCCCAATTTCTTTCAGCGCTTCGAGTACGGCTTCGGGTTTTGTCGGCTGCAATATAAAAAATCCTTTCTATTTCTACGCGGTAATAAGATCGCTATGTTAATATGAATATTTCACAAACAGAAAAAGCTCGAGTGAAATCATCCCGAGCTATGTTATTGTCAAAATTTTCGATGTTGTACAATTTTACTAGACGATTTTCAGAAAATTGTCAATATCAACTGAAGTCGGTTTCGAGTTCGTTCATTGCCGCAAGGCGCGCTTTCAAACTGAAGCCTTTCCCATATTCTGGTGACATGCCCGGTGTTTGATGACCCATCAAGCAGTCTTGGAGTTCCGAAGCAATATTATGCTCACGGAGTCTATCCTTGAATAAGTGTCGAAGTCCGTTCGCTGTACATTGGCCTTGTTCATCAAGGTTGTTTTGCTTCAGAAATTTGTTGATTGTAGCAGATGCGCTCTCATAGCCAGTCGGACCCGAATATCGCGAGAAACCCGCAGGGCAATTTTTGAATGCCGTTAAAGCGAGACCTACGAGAGGGATTGTGCGCTCGCGGAAATCGGTCTTCAGTGTGCGGTTGGCGTTAGGTCTGATTAGTATGTGCGGGATATCCGCATCAAGCCTTATGTCCAAAGGATCGAGACCGCATAACTCTTTGAAGCCGCAACCAGTGTCGATCAAGGCAAAAACCAAGTTACTGGCTTGGTCGTTCAGTCCTGCGAGTGCGCCAGCCTTTAACAAATGATCTCTCACGAAGCCTACAGAAAAGGCCACGCGTTTGGTACGCTTTTCCTTAAACTTCATTTCGTCGAAAGGAGTCTGACGCGAATTTTTTTTTACGCCCTTCGAGCCAAGATAAGTTTTTATCAGAATTCTCAGAGCTACGAGGCGCTTGTTGGCGGTATTCGCTTTTATCTTCTGGTCGGCAATTCGGGATTTTAGGACGCTCTCGTACGTTTTTGCGTCGTTATCCGTAAGGCTTCCTAGTAGCTTGTCCTCTTTAAGGTGATCAACAAGATCCTTGCATGCCAACTTCAGAGGCGCGACTTTTTTCTTTTGATCGCGAATGTTCAGATCGACAAGGTTATGTGCTTGTTCGCGCTCGTAGCAGCTAACGAGTTCGGATATCCGCACATCGGTCGTGCCGGCGTTAAAATATGATTTGAATATTTCTGGCGTTGCGCGCGAGGTGTTTTTCCACTGGGCGTGGGCGGCAAGGATTTCGGCGGAATCGCTCAAAAGCTGTTTGAGCGGGCGTAGTTCTCGTCCTTGCGCTTTCGCTAGAGTGGCTGACTCGTCAAACGTGATAGATTCCCTGATGGATTTCCCGTGACTTAAGTCGAGCATCATTTTGTCGACGGCATTCTTTGCAGCTTCGAAGTTTTCTAGGGCTGTCTTGAAATCAGTCGTTTTAAGGGAAAATTTGAATTCCCGTTTCCCAGCTAGATCACGATACTTCTCAGGGATTGCCCTTCGAAAAACGTAAACTCCGCTCTTTTCATTCCGGTAGAGGTTTGCGAGCTCCTTCGTTATTTTTCTCAATTTGTACCTTTCTTTGTACTATATAGGTCATGAAATCACCTGATGTGCCAATAAAAACAATATGTTAGTTGAGTAAAATGGCGCACCCGACAGGAATGCAATTAGCGTTCCAAATCAATGGTTTAAATTCACTAACCCACCGAAAACGTCACATTGAAACTCCATGTGTTTTTCGGATTTCTCCTAACCTTGGAGAGGTTGCAGAAAAAGGAAAAGCCGCCGCGACGGCAATCGCGAACGGCTTAGATACTCACTTCACCGTCATATATACCGCACTGGACTCCCGCCTGCAAGAGGTGGCTGGATGAACATCGCCGAGACAGTTTGCAATGCCCTCCATGGCGACATGGTGGGTAAAGACGCCTGCCTTGTTCCCGGTCCCGGACACGGAAAGGATGACCGTTCGCTATCCGTGAAGAACGACAGCAACAATCCCGATGGTTTCGTCACCAATTCTTTCGCAGGCGATGATGCTGGCGAGTGCCGCGATCATGTGCGCCGCGCTGCTGGTCTGCCTGAATGGAAGCCGGCGCCTCGCGCCGAGCGCCCGAGCGACCCGCAGTTCGTCTATCGGGATCAGCACGGAAAGCCATATCTGCGCGTCACCAAGGTTCACAAGGGTTCCGGCAAGAGTTTCTATCAGCATAGCTGGAACGGCAGGGAATGGGTGAAGGGCGCTCAACAAGTCCGGTTGCCCTATCATCTTCCGGCAGTGATCGCCGCGGATACCGTATATATCTGCGAAGGCGAGAAGGATGCTGACAACCTGATGGATCTCGGCCTCGTGGCAACCACGGCACCGGAGGGCGCAGGAAAATGGCGGGGTGAGCTGAACCACTGGTTTGCCGGGAAGCATCTTGTCATCCTCGCCGATAACGATCAGCCAGGCCGTGACCACGCGACACAGGTCGAAAGCGGCATGAAGGATATTGCCGCCTCGATCCGTACCGTTCATTTCCCCATGCTGCCAGAGAAGGGCGACGTGTCGGACTGGCTGGCGCTCGGAAATGGGAAGGCTGAGCTTCTTGAGTATTGCGAGAAGCATTCATCATCGGAGCCAGAGCCGAAGCGGTTGTCGGCTCGTGATCTCATGAAGATGCATTTCCCGCCAAAGCGCGAGATCGTCAAGGGGATCATCCCGGCTGGCTGCATCATTCTCGTGGGCGCTCCGAAAGTCGGCAAGTCGTGGTTCGTGCTTCAAGCTGCCGCAGCCGTGGCCGCTGGCAGCGAGTTCCTCGGCGCACCGACCGAACAGGGTGATGTTCTCTATCTGGCGCTTGAAGACGGCTTTGCCCGCCTGCAATCGCGTCTGATGATGCAGGCTTCTGGCTGCATTGATGACATACCAGACGGCTTCGACCTTCAGACGGAAATCCCGCTGGCCGACAAGGGCGGTCTGGCTGTCATCGAGGAATGGCTTCAGGATCATCCGAAGGCATCCATGGTCATCGTGGACGTCTTGAAGATGTTCCGGGCCACGAGGAGCGCGAAGACGAATCCGTACGATCAGGACTATGCCGACATCAGGCCGCTGACAGCACTGGCGAACAAGTACAAGGTGGCAATCGTCGTCGTCCACCACACGAACAAGGGTTCGGCCAACGCCATCGATCCCTTCGACCGCGTGAGCGGAACCGGGGGCATTTCTGGCGCTGCCGATGGTACGTTGATCCTCGCCCCTGATGAAGCTGGCACTATCGGCCTATATGGTCGCGGTCGTGACTTTATGGAGTTCGACAAAGCCATCCAGCTTCAGCCGGAAACCTGCACGTGGGCCGTGGATGCGGATGCGCCAGTTCGTGACAGGAACATGGGGGATGCTGCCAATGTTATCCTGCGAGCGCTGCGGGATGCCGATGAGCCCCTTTCACCCACGATCATTGCGCAGGCCGCTGACCTTGACCGCGTAACAGTCAGCCAGAAGCTCGCCGCTCTTGAGAAGAAAGGAACCGTGAGCAAGGCGGGGCGCGGACAGTGGGAACTGGCCGATAAGAGCAAAGTAGTACCTACCTCTACTATCACTACTATCGCTACTTTGGTCCAGAAGGCCCATGCAGCCAACACCTCTAGCATACCATCAACTACTATCCCTACTACTGCTAGTTTGGATGAGGGGGGGAATGAGGAAAGTAGTGAAAGTAGCAATAGTAGTAGTGATGCTACTATGGGCGACCTCGGCAACATGTACGCGCGCATGAAGGCAGGTGCAGCATGAGCAAGTGGCCATATGGCACGACACAATGGCAGCGTTTGCGCGCTGCCAAGCTGTCAGATCAACCGCTCTGTGAAGTCTGCATCCGAAGGGACGTGGTGGAGGTGGCAACGGTCGTCGACCACGTGACCGCGATAGCCAAGGGCGGTGATCCATTCCCGCCCTTGCCCGGTCTCATGGCCATGTGTGAGCCATGCCACAATATCAAGACGAATGCTGTCGATCACCCCAATGCAACGGGCCACAGGCGCGCAATGAAGGGCTTCGATGTTGATGGCAATCCGATTGATCCGGTGGGATGGGATGCCGCTGATGATGCGCTGTGTGGCAATGCGACCCCAACCGCAAGCCGGGGCCTTCGCAGGACGGTCGATCGACGGCCAGGGACCGGCGGGGGACACGAACGTAGACTTAGTTTCGATTTTGCCTAACCGGGAGGCGTCAATATGGGTCTGAGAGGACCGGGCGCAAAGCCCAAAAATAAGAGCATCATGAGCGGCCCGAAGCTGCGCGATGAATTACCCTGGGAAGCCGAAGGCTTCGACCGGCTAGAGCGCGTCGTCGCCTTTATGGAAGACATGCCAGTCACGCAGGGCAAGCTGGCCGGCACAAAGATGAAACTGCGCGATTGGCAGATCGAACAGTTTCTGGAGCCGATCTTCACGGTTGATGACGAGGGAAAGCGCCGCGTTCGCACGGCAGCACTGAGCATGGGGCGCAAAAATGGGAAAACCGGCATCTCTGCCGCACTCGCCCTCTGCTTCCTCGTGGGGCCAGAAGCAGAAGAGCGCGGTGAAATCTATTTTTGCGCCATGGACAAAGCGCAGGCTGCGAAAGCGTGGGCAGAGTGCAAGGCGATGCTGGAGGCACATCCGGAGCTTTCGCAGCGCGTCAACATCATCCGGTTTTCGAAGGAAATAGAAGTGCTGGAGGGGCAGGGCAAGGGGTCTGTCTTGAAGGCCTTGTCCGCAGACGCGGATAGCAAGCTGGGATTGTCGCCTTCATTCGTCCTCTGCGACGAAATCGGCTACTGGCCGAAGCGCGATCTTTTCGACGCGATGGACTCCGCCCTCGGCGCACGTGCTGAGCCGCTGATCGTCGCCATCAGCACACAGGCCAAGGACGACACGCATTTTTTCTCGGAGATGATCGATTACGGCCTAAAGATCAAAGAAGGGGAAGTCGAGGACGAGTCCTTCCATCTGGCCATGTTCTCGGCCAGCATGGATGACGATCCGTGGGATCCGGCAACGTGGGAGAAGGCAAACCCCGCCCTTGGCGACTTCCTGTCCATGGAGCAGGTCGAGCGTATGGCAATGCAGGCGCAGCGCATCCCATCCAAGGAAGCTGATTTCCGCAACAAGGTCTTGAACCAGCGGATTGACGGAACTGTGCGCTTCATCGCGGCGAGAGAATGGAATGACTGCGATCTGGGCAAGATAGTTGATGACGATCTTGCTGGGCGTGAATGCTTCGGGGCTTTGGACTTGTCCGCAGCCCGAGACCTGACATGCTTTCTGCTGGTATTCCCTGAAGAGGGTGGCCGCTATACGGTCTTGCCACGGTTCTTTTTGCCGGAGTTCGACATCGACGGAAAGAGCGACACAGATCGCGTCCCATATAATGTATGGGCGCGTCAACCGGACGCTCGCCTGACCCTGCTGCCGGGCAAGGTCATCGATCCCGCCCTCGTGGCCGAATACATCGCTGATGAGTGCAGCCGCTTCAATATCCAAGCGATTGCCTATGACCGGTGGCGCATCAATGATTTGGAGCGTGAGCTGGAAAAGCTTTCGGTTGAATTGCCTCTCGTGCCGTTCGGGCAGGGCTACAAAGATATGTCGCCTGCTGTGGATGTTCTGGAAGTGACGGTCGCGCAGCAAAAACTAAATCATGCCGGTAATCCAGTTATGCGCATGTGCGCGGCAAATGCGGTTGTGACGGTTGATCCGGCTGGAGCAAGGAAGCTTGACAAGGGGAAGGCATCAGGGCGCATTGACGGGATCGTGGCGCTTGCGATGGCTCTAAAAACAGCGCAGGCCCATGAAGAAGAGGGTCTGCCGGCGTGTTTGCTGGCGGCATAGAAAAGGAGAAAGAATGTTTGAAGTTGGAAAGAGCTACAAAGTCGTATGGCTCGAAAATGGCGAGAACTACGAAGGGAAGTCAGGAACCTATGAGAACTCTATCGTCTATGAGTGTGGGGAAGTGGATGGACCGCTCGTGAAGTTTCTTGGCCCGGACTATTCAAAGCCAAGTCGGCTTGACGACCTGCTAGGCGATGTTGACCGCAATCGTCCAAGGGATGAAGTTATCATCAATACCGCTGGATTGTTTTTCGTCCGGGCTGAGCTCGTGCACGAAAAGGAAGACGAGGAATAGCCGCCGACAGCGAGGAGGGTTCATTCCCTCCTCGTGGCTCACCCATCCTTGAGAAAGCCTTTTTGCTTCAAGTCCAGGATGATGAGGTATTCGACGTATGCTGACATCGATCTTCTGTCGGCCTTCGCCGCTTCCTCCAATGCCGCCCTAACTTCTGGCGATAACCGAATTCCAATGCTCGCAGCCCTAACCATATTGTCCCCGTAAAAATGTTAAACAACGTTAAACATTGTTGTTGACCTTTGTTGAACATCCTTCTATGACGTTAAACATCCAAGAACAACAGGGGATGTTTATCATGGAAAACAGACAGTTAACAGCTGGCGGCGAAGCTATGCATTCTGCCGATGATCTTGTTGCTATTCGTGAACTGGCTGCATTTGAATTTGAGCCATGGATACCGGGGCAGGAGGCGGAGATGACGCCTGCTTTGCTGACGCGGGTGGCTTCGGAGGGGCCGTTTTTGGCAGCGTATCTTGCTTATAAAACGATGTTTCGAACCAAGGATCAACTGGTCGAATCCTGCCGCGCTGGCTCACAAACCTCGATGAACTTAGTGGACACTATGCATGAAGGTGCACACTGGCTTGAAACGATAGCGGAAATGATGCGCGGTGCAGCCGCCCGTCATATGTCAGCCGTTGCCGTGGCGGAACTGGATCTCGTCTAAGTTAAAACTCGGCCCTCGTACCGTCACCGGCCTTCTATCCGGATAGACGTAATTGGACGATGCAGGTTCGACCCCTGCCGAGGGCTCCATTTTTTTTCCGATAGATATTGACGTATTCAACCGAAACTCCAATATACAACCGTGGTGATCGCGATCATACTTTTTTGATAAAGTCAAACGCTTTCCTTAAAAAAGCCATATACATATGCGATCCTATTGTCAGATCGAAAAATGATCTGATTCGAAGAGCGGCAAAGCCGTCATAGCAGCCGGGGAAACGGCAATTACGGGGAACGCGCGCAAGCGCAAAAAGGGAAGGCGCCAACTTGGTAGCTACCTACATGGGATATACAATCTGAGGGTTTTCGCCTGGCGCTTCGCAGCGACCGGGCTTTTCGCATTTCCGCGATCAGCGGGAATAACCTCGACCGATCGGCGAGGAAATCGACGGGGAAGGCGACCGCCTGAGAAACGAAACCGTCCCCATCAACATGGTCTTTCGAAAGGACACAAAATTGAATTTGCATCATCTGAACGAAACACGCGCTGGCAAAATTGCAGAAATGAAGTCCGCTGTCAACAACCCCGAAGCCTTCGACAAGCTGGAAGCCGAAGTCCGGGCACTGGACAAGGAAATCAAGCGCGCAGCAACTCTCGCAGAATTCGAGCGCAATGCTGACGCCCAGCCGGATGTTACTGCTGAGAAGGAGCTTCGCAGCTATTCTGTTAGCAAGGCCATCCGCGAGGCATCTGCCGGAACGCTGACCGGCATCGAGCGTGAGCAGCATGACGAGCTATCCAAGGGTCGTGAAGTGCGCGGCGTTATGATCCCGACGTCGATGATCCTTGGCGAACAGCGCGCCATGCTGACGACAGGCACGGCAGGTAACACCGTCGCAACAAACATGGGGGGCCTGATCGACCGGATCCGCCCAGTGCTGGCAGTGCAGGGCCTCGGCGCAACTGTTATCTCCGGGCTGGTGGGGAACCTCGATCTGCCGCGCCTGACGTCTGGCCCGACCGCGCATTGGGTAGCAGAGGACGGTGCACCTGCCGCATCGGATGCGACCTTCGACAAGGTGTCGCTGTCTCCGAAGACGGTCGCTGGTGAAATGTATCTGTCCCGTCGACTGACACTTCAGAATGGCGTGGCACTGGAAAACGTTCTCCGAAATGACTTGGCTTTCGTTCTGGCGCAGGCGCTGGACAAGGCCGCTATTCAGGGTGGCGGCACGAATGAGCCGGAAGGCATTCTCTCGCTCATCACCGAGAATGCCACGGCTGAAACGGAGCTGTCGGCCATCGCGGCAGATTTGATCGCGGCGCTGGAAATCGATGACGTGACGGGAACCACCGGCTTCCTGACGTCCCCATCCCTCATGGCTACCACCCGGAAGATTAAGGACACAACTGGTCGCATCATCCCGGCTAGCGAAGCGTTCCATGGTGAGCGCGTCGTGTCCTCAAACAACGTGCCTGTAGTTGGCGGGGAAAATCCGCTGATCTTTGGCGCATGGTCCAATCTGGTCATCGGCTACTGGTCTGGTGTCGATATTCTGGCTAACCCCTACAGCGACGCATCGAAGGGCGGTCTCCGTCTACATGCTTTCCTCGACGCGGACGTTGTTGTCCGTCACGATGAAGCATTCGCATGGAAGGGTGTGCCGGTTGCCTAACGTCTCCCTCGCCGATGCCAAGTCGCATCTTCGCGTCAACTTCGACGCTGACGATGCGTACATCACTGGGATTATCGAGGCGGCGGAAGACTATATCGCGCGGACGGGGGTGGATTTTTCCACCCCCCTACCTGCCGCGATCCGTCATGCCGTTCTGCTGACTGTTTCCCATTTTTACAACAACCGCGAGGCGGTGACCGCTGAAACCGTCAATGCCATGCCGTTCGGCGTGAATGCATTGCTTCAGCCCTACAGGGAACAAGGCCTATGACCATCGAGAAACGTATCGCAACAGAGATCCGGGCTGAAGGCCGAAAGCTGTCTGGCTATGCGGCGACATTCGGAACTGAAACCCGCATCGCCGACTTCCAAGAGCGGATTGCTCCGGGCGCATTCTCCGCGTCCCTACGGTCCAGCCCAGACATTCTCGCTCTCGTGGATCATGATCCCTCCCGCGTCTTGGCCCGCACGAAGAGCGGCACGCTTCGCTTGTCTGAGGATGAGCGCGGCCTGAAGTTCGAAATCGACGTTCCCGACACAAGCGCCGGCCGCGACGTTCTGGCATTGGCCACGAGGGGAGACTTGGGCGGAATGAGCTTCGGCTTCACCGTTCCCGATGGCGGCGATAGCTGGACAGGCGACAAGCGCGAACTGCGCAGCGTCGTCCTGCATGAGATCAGCGTCGTCCAGTCCTTCCCAGCATACGGCGGGACTACAGTGCAGGCCCGGTCGCGTCAGCAGCGGACGGATGCGGATCGGCGCATTGCGCTTCTGGAACTGGAGGGCATCCGGTAATGTGGCCTTTCTCGAAACAAGAAAAGCGGATCGCATCCAGCGATCCATTCCTCGGCGAGTTCCTTGGCGCACGTTGGCAGGGGCGCGCTGATATCGAGAAGGCGAGCGGACATGCTGTCGCGCATCGCTGCATTTCGGTCATCAGTGAGAACCTGGCATCCGTCGGCCTCTCGGTCTACCGCAAGACGGACGATGGCGGGCGTGAGAAGGCAACTGATCACCCGCTCTATTCGGTGTTGCACGACCAGGCGTCACCGACCCTGACTGCGTTCGAATCAAGGGAGTGGTTGCTGTCGTCGGCTCTGATGTATGGCAACGGTTTCGCCAAGATCGAGCGGAATGGCCGCAGCCAAGTCGTCGGCCTCCACCCCCTCGTGGCTGGGTCCGTCACGGTAGAGAAGCTGTCGAGCGGTCGGCTGCGTTACAAACATGCGAAGCCTGATGGTGGCACCGAGGTGCTCCTGCAGGATGAGGTTCTGCATATCCGGTATCGGACCAAGGACGGCGTTCTCGGCCTCTCTCCTATTCAGATCGCAAGCGCGGCTTTCGGGCTGGCCCTCGCCCAACAGGATCAGGCTGGCGCAGCTGCGGAGAATGCTTTCCGTCCTGCTGGCGCTCTGATCTTCCCTGACAAGCTCGGCGCTGGTGACCGGACGGTTGCGGGCAGCAAGGAAAGCGTGATTGCCAAGTTCAAGGAACGCTTCATCGGCCAACTAAAGGCGAATGAGGTGATCGTCTTGGACGGTGGGGCGAAGTTCGAGACATTCCAGTTCTCGGCGAAGGACTCCGAATTCCTTGAAAGCCGGAAGCTCTCCAATCTGGATATCTGCCGAATTTGGGGAGTCCCTCCATCCGTCGCCGGGATCACCGACAACAGCACCTATAGCAACGTCGAGCAGGAGAGCCGGGCTCTGGTCACTCGCTGCCTGGCACCATGGGCGAAAAGGGTAGAGATGGCGATGACGATCCAGCTGCTTTCGCCGGAGGCGCGCAAGACCCTCTACGTGGAGCATGACTTGTCGGCACTTCTGCGCGGCGATCTCGTAAGCCGGTACAACGCATATCGCGTCGGCCGCGAAGGCGGATGGCTTTCCGCTGATGATATTCGGGGATTCGAGAACATGTCGAAAATCCCCGGCGGCGAGACCTATGTCCAGCCGTTGAACATGGGGATTGTCGGGGTCAACGATAACCGAAGCAAGGTGGATGACGCAGCATGACTTCAACACTTTCACTACGGCGGGATCTAGAAACCATGGATCGCGTCGGCTGGTCGATGGTCGGTATCGAGGATGATGGACCGGGATGGGATCAATACATGCGGGATGATGAACATCCTCGGTTCATGCGTGAATATCGCGCTTTGCAGGAACGCCTCCACAACGGTGAGGATGAACCGACATGGCATTGAATCCAAGCGCGGGTGATCTGCGCGAAGTCCTCAACATTCAGAACTACATCGAGATCGATGACGGATATGGGGGCATCATTTCGGAGTGGCAGACGGCCTTTGTGGCTCCCGCCCGTATCCGGACACTGAAAGGCGGTGAGACGGTAATCGCCTCTCGCCTTACAGGAACGCAGACGCTG